ATGATAATGTTTTTACCATTTCATCATTTATTGAATTATTCATTGAATCAACGGCTTTTAATGCACTGTCTGTATTTAAAGTGATACCTTTTCCAATACCAGCAGGTAACCATTTACCTACTTCTTTTTCTAGTAGTTTAGATGGAGATGCAATACCAAAGAATGATTTGATACCATCTAAAATATTGCTACATACATTTTTTATAGCATCCCAAATTAATTGTGGATTTGTAAAGCCTTTTATAAGCCCCAAAATGGCATTTTTACCAGTTTCTATAAGTTTAGAAGGTAATTCCTTAAACCAATTTATAATATTTGTTATTGTTTGTGGTATTTTTTCAAATATTAAATTTTTAATCCACTCTATGCCATTATGAAACGCATTTTTTATTCCTTCTAAGAAATTATTTACAAAGTTTCTAAATCCTTCGCAGTGTTCATATAAATAGTTAAATGCACCTGCAAAAGGGTTAATAATAAACAATAAAACAGATTTAAAGTTGTTTTGGACAAAGTCTATTATCTTATTGAATAATCCAACTACAAAATTTACTGCAGTTTGTACTATATTTGATATAAACTCTACTACTCCAGTTACAAAATTTCTAAATCCTTCGCAATGATTCCATAATGCTATAAGGCCAACAACTAAAGCTGCTATTGCTGCTATTATTAGTACAATAGGATTTGCTGCTAAAAATGCCATTGCAGCAGACAAGCCTTGAACTACTGTTATAATTCCACTTATAATACTAATTAGAGGTCCAATTGCTGCTAATACAAGTGCAATAGTTGTAATCACTTTTTGTGTACCACTATCTAAACTTGCAAATTTATCTGTCCATTCAATTATTTTATTTATAATTTTTGTGATAACAGGTAAAAATGTTTCTGTTAGTTTTCCTAAAGCAATTTGAATGCCCTCTATTGCAGTAGATAATTTACCTTCTAATGTTTGTCCACCTTTTTCAGCACCTTTATAGAATAATCCACCTTCTTGAGTTGCATGTTGAAAAGCTTCTGCTACCATATCTGATGTTATAGCTCCATCTGCCATCTCTTCTTTTAATTCTCCAATAGATTTACCAGTTTCTTTTGAAATTTGCTGTAAAGGGTTAAATCCAGCATTAATCATTTGCAATAGGTCTTGTCCAGTTAATTTACCAGTAGATGACATTTGAGAAAATGCTAAAGTTAAAGAGTTTAATTTATTAGCATCTCCCATAGCAATATCTCCTAAAATTTGGATGTTCTTTTGTGCATCTTCTGCACTAATTCCAAATCCTAGCATTGTTTTTGTTGCGTCTAATAGATTATTTGTTTGATATGGTGTTGTTTTACCCATTTGTGTTAGATAATCTAACATCTCTTTTGCTGCGTCTGCATTTCCACCTAATAAAGTAGTAATATTAGATAGGTTTTTCTCCATTTCAATATTGTACTTAATTCCAGCTGTTCCTGCTGCAACAATAGGTAAAGTAAGCTTAGTAGTAAATTCTTTTCCTACTGCTCCAACCTTACCTGCTATTTCTCCTAATTTGTCACTTACAGATTGCAAAAATCCAGAAGCACCACTATCCTTTAATTCACTTTTTAAAGTCTTTATTTTAGCTTCTGTATCGCTTATTTCTCTTTCTAAAGCTCTATACTTATCTGCACTAATTTTTGCATTATTTTTTATTGCGTTATCTGCTTCTTTTTGTGCTTGTTTTAGTGCGTCTAGTTTAGCTTTTGTTTCTTTTATTTCTTCTTTTAATAATGTTGACTTTTGTGTAGCCATCGTTAATGATGTAGGATCTAATTTCAAAGATTTATTTACTTTTCTTAATTCGCTTTCTAGTGAGCCTGTAATTTTAGTGGCTTCATCTAAGGCTTTTTGAAGTCCTGATGTATCGCCACCGATTTCAACCAAAAGTCCTTTTACTCCACTTGCCATTACTTACCTCCTGCTAGTCTATCCCAATCTTTTTGTGTAGCTACTCTCTTTTTACTATTTTGTCTTGAATTGCATAAAACAACTTTAGCAACATCAATATAGTGATATCTTTCTAAATCTGCCATTGTAAAGCCACAATTTAGACAATTAGCAATAAATTGATGTTCTTCCATTGTTACTCTTTTTCCTTCTCCTCTTAAAGCAAATTGTTCGTCTAAAAGCTCTTTATCTATGAAAGGTGCTTACTAAATAGTCTGTCACCTCTTGAATCCAATCTGATTCAAAATCTATAGTTGCCATAGATTCTTCTGATAACCATTCTTCAAATGATTTGAAGTTTGGATTTGCTGTATAAATTAAAACATAAGCAAATCTTTCTACTATGTCTAATAAATCGTCTGTATATTCAAGCATAGCTTCATTTAATTCTTTTTTTATGTCCTCTTCATTTAGTCCTTCTGCTTTTAATTGATTTTCTAGTATTACTTGCTTTTTATTTATGGTATTCATCTTACTTATGTCTTGGAATAATCCTACTCCAAATAATTTTTTATAGTGTAGTCTAGTTAATGCGTTAGACATACAATTGTACTCAACACCATTAATAGTGATTTTTTTCATCTTAATTTACCTCCTATATAAAAAAAGAAAGCTCCATTTCTGGAGCTTATATTATGCTGTTTTTTCTGGCACTGCTGTAAAGAATGCATTATATGCTGTTGTATTTGAACTGTTGCAATAACACATAATCATTCCGTCTGTGCTTCTTGGATCCATTGTTAGTTCCATTGTTTCAGTGTCAACTTCAATAGATTCCTCAGTAGTATTATTTTCTCTTGATGGTCTTTGAGCATAGCAGTTATAGAAACAGAATCTTCTGTTGTCTTTATCTCCATCTGCTTCAAATAAAAGAGCAAATCTTGATACTTCATCTTCTGCAGTTTCAAATACTAGACCTGCAGAATCTTTAACTCTACCTAAAATTTGTGTTAAGAACTCTTCTGGTGTTAAAGCAAGTTCCATATCGCCAGAATAACCGTTGTTTTTAGATGCAGTAAAGTATTTTATACCATCTGCATAAAAGTTTGTTATATCGCCTTCTGGCTCAAATGAAATTCCTACAGCACCTTCTACTGCAAATGGTGTACCATAAGTAATAGTTGTTACACCTTGAGATTCAGTTTCAGTAATTTTTGCAATATGAACGTTTTTAACGTTGAATAGTACTTTTTGGTCCATTTGTTATTCCTCCTCCATAAATTCAAAAAAATAACTTACCTGCCAGCAGTTTTCGCCTTCAAGGTAAGTGTCTTCTGTTTTATTCCAAACAACATCATGTAAAATGATATCTTCTATTGTTTTTTCAGCATTTAAGTCTTTATTTATAAATGTCCAGTCTAGTTTTATTGCTCTAAGTTTTTGATAAACTATTCCATCTGCTTTGAAATTTGTTACATCTGTGCAAATAGAAACTAAATGAGGAGGTACTGTTGATTCTTTGAACATTCCATACGCATAATTGAATCCATTTGTTTCACATCTTTGCTTTAATTCTTGTAAACTTTTCATTATTTACCTCCTCTAATATCTCTTTCTAAATTATCTACAAACTTTACTTTATACTCTTTTTCAACTTTTCTTATATGAGGCTGAGCTTGAACACGTCCACCATCTCTAGTGGCATGTCCAAACTCAAGTAAATGTGTTAGTTGATAATTTGTTGCATTCCAAATAACTCTTGAAAATCTGTTTTTGCCTTTTGTTTTAGTCTTAAAAGTCCAACCTTTATAATATGGTCTTTCTCTTTCAGATTTTAACTTTTCGTTTTTAGGGCTTACTCTTTTTAGTTCTTCAATAGCTTCTTTAGATACTTCTTTAGCTTCTTTTTTTACATCCTCATTAATTTCTTCAGCATATTCTTCAAAATACTTTGAAATTGTTTTAGATAGTCTTTCTGGCTTAATTTTAGTTGCCATTTCCTACCTTCCTTTCACAAATTAAGATTATTTCATCTAAATTTGGTACTGATGTTCTTATAACTGAATATCTTATTCCGTTATATTTAATTTCTTTTTCGTTATCATAATTTAAAGCACTTATTCTTAATCTTAACTCTGGTTTTAATCCAGCTTGATTAGCTTCGTAAAACTCGTTAGAATATATATCCTCGTGTTTTATAATAGGACAAATTATTTCTTGTTCTATTTCTTCTTGAACACCTATACTATTTTCTTGAATGCTGTGTTTAATTAGGTAAATTTCTAGTGCAACCATTAGAGTTTACCTCCTTATAACTTTGAGATAAGCTTAAATTGTTACAAAGGAGGTTATAATTTCTTGCAGAAAGTTCTTTCTCTTTTATTTCTGTGTTTCCAAAATTTGCTTTGACATACATTACGATTGCTTCTGTAATAAGTGCATCATTTTTTAGTACATTTATTCCTTGTCTTTGCAAGTCACTTTTTGCTGCGTCTATTTTTAGTTGTATTTCATCATCTTTTATCGTAGAACTTTCATTAACACTTAATGATTGCTTACATAATTTCATTAAATCAGCCATTGTATCCTCCTTTGATTTTTAACTAAGCATTTGTTGGTTTTGCTACTAGTGTAAATGCCTTATCTGCTACTGCTTCAACTGCACCATATCTTCTTCCTAGTATTCTTACTAAGTCTGAAGTCATTTGAGTTTTGTCATCATATTTGATTTCAATTCCATCACCTTTAGGGAAGTTTGCTAATGCTCCTCTATCTAGGTCTCCAACTATCATATAAACTGCTCCTGCTGATGCAGTGTCATAAGCTGGTAAAGTATTGTTGAATATTACGTCATATCCTTCAAATGGATCTACTCCATATCCGTTAGCATATTGAATTGCTTTAAAGTTAGCATATGTTAATTTGTTCATAATGATTGTTATATTGTTAGCTTCATCGCTTAGGTGTCCAGCAGCTGCTGCTACAGTTCCCATAGCTGGTGCAGATTCAACTTTATCTGCAGAAACTTTATCATATACACCATCATTGTTAGCTGATAGACTTTGTGGTAAAGCTGCGATTTTACCTACTAGAATGTCAGCTAATTTTTTAGCAATTCTATATGTTAATTCGTCATAGATGTATCTTAAGAAAGTTTCACCTTTCATATCTACAACTTCATCTGATACAGAAATCCATTTTTTAATAGATGTTGGGATTAAAGTTACTACACCTAAAACTAGTTCTTCTTCAGTAACTGCTTGTCCACCTTCAGTATGTTCTACAGCAGGGTCTCCACTTACTTCAAATTGAACTTTAAAGTTTCCAGCTATAGATATTTTTCTAACTTTAGCCATTAATTCTTCTCTGTCCCAAGCTGTTCTTACAAATTCGTCAACAATAGCTGGTACTTCAACATAATTTCCAGTATTGTTTGTATTAGTTGTAAGTAATGCTCTCTCTTCAGGTTTAATTTGGTATCCTTCTACAAGGTTTGATTTTAAGTATTCAGCATATGCGTTGATATACTCTTTTGAATTTCTTTTTTCTTCCATTTTGTTCTCTTCCTTTCTTTCAATTGGTGTAAGTTTAGTTACACTTCTCTTTTCTAAATTTTGTGTGTCTTTTAATAGACTTCTTTCTTCTTCTGGAGTTATTGCTCCATCTTCTTTGACTTCCTCAGTAGTTTCTTCAACTTCTTCTGCAGGTTTTTCAGTTGTTTCTTCTACTGGAACTTCTTCATCTGCTTTTATTTCAGCCATTCTAGCTTCTAATTCTTCTTCTGTTTTTGCAGATTTGATTAGTTCTTGTTTTTCCTCTAAAGTCATTTTTGTCCCTCCTTAAAATAAAATTTATGAGTAGTTCTACCACTACTTTTAAAATCTCTATTTTGTTTCTACCAACAAAAAAAGAGCAGTTCTACCACCGCTCTTTATTCGAGATTATAAACTAATTAATGCTAGAGCTTTTTTCTTTTCTAGCTCTAGTTTTTCATATTTTCTTTTTTCTTCTTCAAATTGTTCTTTACTTCTTGCATAAACTTCTGTTGCTTCATATGCTGGTACATCTACAACAGAAACATCGAAAATTTTATCTATTTTCAATATTCTTCTTGTATTTGTAGCATAATCCATATCTTCTTCTGCTACAGTGAATGCAAAACTACATTTTGTTAATAGTTGAGCTTGTATCATTTTATACAGGTCTCTGTTTTGAGTTGTATCAATAAGTTCTGCACGAAATTTAAGTCCTCTTTCATCTACTAATAGTTGTAAAGAATTGTTTCTTGTTCTTGCCATTATTAGAAGTTCGTCTGAGTGATTATACTTCATACATACATCGCTCATATCGCAACCATTTAATGCGTTTCTATCTATTACTTCTTTGAAATAACCTAAATCAGTTACACTGTCAAAAACAACTGCGTAACCTTCAACTATCATTTTTTCATCTTCTAAGGCTCTAACCTCAGTTAATCTTACTTCTTTAACTCTCTTTTCCACTATTTCCACCTCCTTGATAACTATTTGCTATACTAGAATCAATATTGTTTAATGATTGTAGGATTTTTGCTCCTTCTTCTCCACCTATTGGATGCATGTCTAATAGTTCCAAAGCTGTGTCTTTTGTTACAAGTCCATAAGGTAATATTGTGTTTAATAGTTTTATTTTTTGATCTAAACTTGCATATTGAAGTCTATGTGTAGTAAATATTATTCTATGTCCATCTCTTATTGCTTGTTCACTAAATATAGCATTTGTAAAAGCTTCTTCAAATTGAATACTTAGTGGCTCTATAACACCTTCATAAAATGCATTCCATTGCTCTGAAGAATAATCATTTCTTATGATATTTTCTGAAATTCCAAAGAAATCGTAAATATTTTTATTTACTCTGTCTAATTGTTTGTCATCTAAAGTAATAGGATTTACGTTGATTGGCTCAAATGTAGCTTTACTATCAAGTGCTGCAATACCATTACTAATTCCATCTCCAATAAAAGCATTAATAAAATCATTTCTATTTTTTACTATATCTTCATTTTTTAGCATAGAATTAGAATACTTAAGTATTCCTTTAATGCTATTTGACATTTTAATGGCATGTTTTATACCTTCTGAAGAAATATGTGCTGTTTCTAAATCTGTGTCTAAAATCGAATTTGATTCGCCCCAGAAATCATCACTATTATAAAATCTTCTTAAGTGAATAACTTCTTCATAACGTAAAATGTAATAATTTCCATCTATAAACTTAAATCTCAAATAAATATTATTTTCATCATCTTTTAATAGTTTTGTTTCTGTAGCAAGTACTGGATAGAAGCCTGTTATGTATCCTCCTTCATTTTTTGCTATGAAAACAAAAGCATTATCGTATGTATATAGTTGAGATACTATCTTATAGATAAAATCATAAGAGCTCATTATTGGATTAGGTTTACCTTGTAGCATTTTATTAATATCTCCA